GCTAATCTAAAATGCCTATGAAATACCCATGCCTCATCACTAAAAAAATCAGCGAGCTTTCTCCGGCTCGTTACAACCCAAGAAAAATTTCTAGCGATGCGCTGGGAAGGCTAACAAAAAGTTTGAGCGAGCTTGGGAATCTTCAGCCGATCACTTGGAACGCCAAGACCGGGAACATTGTCGGAGGCCACCAGCGTTTGAAATGCTACCAAGCCCTGCAAAAAGATGAGGTGGAAGTTTGGGCGGTTTGGCTGGATGAGGCACAAGAAAAAGCGGCCAACATTGCGCTCAATAAATTGAGCGGAGAGTTCGACCTACCAGCGTTAAAGGATTTGATTGAGGAACTGGACACAGGCGAAATGGATTTGGACATTATTGGATTCGGAACCGATGAGATTGCGGTAATGATGGAGCAAGTCGGCGATCCAAACTTTGCCCCCGGTAGCGAGGCCGACCAAGGCAAACTAGACGAAAAAACCCCAATCACTTGCCCAAGTTGCGGACATGAGTTCATCAAATAAGCCAACGCTAAAGATTGATTGGGCAACGCATGATGCCGCAAAATATGCGTGTTTGAATTGGCATTATAGCAAATGCCTGCCAGCCGGAAAGGTTGTAAAAATAGGGGCATGGGAAAACGGAAATTTTATTGGCGTTGTTTTATTTTCAAGGGGTGCGACACCGCACATAGGAACACCATACAAATTAACTCAATATGAAGTCTGCGAATTAACTAGAATAGCATTAACAAAACATCAAACGCAGGTAAGCAGAATTATTTCAATCGCAATTCGATTGTTAAAAGAAAAATGCCCAAAAATTAGACTTATTGTTTCTTATGCTGACGCAGACCAAAACCATTCTGGCGGGATATACAAAGCTACAAATTGGATTTATGAAGGACTTAAAAATTGTGGAACAAGGGGGGCATTTATAGTAAATGGTAAAAAAACCCACCCAAGAACAATAGGGGCCGGGGGGGGGGTGCAATCAATACAATGGATAAGAAAAAACCTAGACCCAAAAGCCAAGGAATTTATTACAAAAGGAAAACACAAATATTTAATGCCCCTTGACGACTATATGAGAAACAAGTTAAAACCACTTCATAAGCCATATCCAAAATGCGTATCAAGTGCTGATAGCGGCACGCTTGGCTCCCAGCCAAGAAGGGGCGGTGCAATTCCGACCGATACGCTCCAACTTCAAAATGCGGAATGATCCAACAAAAGGAGCTAGTGGACAAATGGGGGCTTTCCAAGGCCATGATTTCGGAGCTTGTGAAAAGGGGGATGCCCCTGACCTCCGAGGCCGATGCGTTGAAATGGAGGATGCAAAACCAGAAGGCAAGCCTGCGATCCGCACCGCCCCTAAAAAAAGACGACTCCGAATCTCAAGATTTATCTGATGATGACTACAAAGCCATCACGACCCTGGGTAGGCTCCTTCGGGCGCAAAGGATGGAGATTGTTGCCTTCAATCAAATGGTCAAAGCCGGAAGGCAAGAAAACCCAATCCAGACAAGAGCCGCCATCCATGCGTATGAGCGAGCGCAAAAAGCGGTCAGACAAGCGGAGCTAGACCACCATGCGGAACAGGCTCACCTTCGACAAACACTTTCGATTAACGAAGTTCAAGAAACTTACACGAAATACCTTGGGGGGATTCGTGCATTATTGGATGCAATGCCATCATCAATCTGTTCGAGGGCAAACCCCAGCGACCCGGAATGCGCCAAGCAAGCGATTGAAGATGGAGTCAATCAAATCTATATAGCCATCCAAAAAGCAGAAGGGGCTTTCGCATGAATGACTTTCTTTCCATAGTTTGCTATATGGCGGGTGATTGGATTTCCAGAAGCCCACTATGCAATTTTAACTTCGGGGCATCGGCCTATCAAAAGCTGATGGCTTGGTCTTTGAATTTTGATAAGAAAGAAAAGATTTGGAGAAGCGTAAAATGAACGAGTGCTTTATGGTTATCCTTGGAGGCTTCACAATCCTTTGCATAATCCTTTCTTTGACTGAATGAAAACCAAATACAAGCCAACACAAGTAGCCTTGGCCTATGCCCCAAGGTCTGCGTCTTGCCAATTATATACGCCGGGACATTCTAGCCCAATCGAGAATCTCACTATGAGGGTTGGATGTTTTGACCCAAAGTATCCAAAAACAAAAGAAGGAGTTGGGAGATTCTGGATGGTTCATTTTCACCATGCAGTTGTAAGAGATAAGGTTGATCCTCTCGCGCTTCATAAATTGCTTCTAAACATTTTCGAATATAGGGAACTTTGCGCTTATGATGTGCCTTTTGTTATGGAGCAATATGAATCTGGGCATACTTATGACGATAGCACGGAGCCTTGGTGAAACGCTCCCCACTTAAACGCAAAACCCCCCTCAAGCGAGGGGGACGGCTTCGGCCAGTTTCAAAGAAGCGAGCCAAGCAAAACAAGGAATATTCCATTTACAGGAACCTATATTTGAATAACCACCCAGCTTGCGAGCGATGCGGGAGCAAGGCAACCCAGATTCACCATAAACGGGGCAGATTCCAAGACCGCCTAAACGAGATGGAGTTTTTTATGAGCGTTTGCCATTCTTGCCATGAGTGGATTCATCGCAACCCCCTAGAGGCTTATGCAAAGGGCTATTTGCTTTTGAGATGAAAAATGGGCGACCAATTTCTCCAAGATATTTTTGTTCCAAGGAAAAGACTCTCCATATCGGAGTGGGCTGAACAAAATTTAGTTCTATCGCCGAGGGTGACGAATATCCCCGGCCCTTATTCGACTAGCCTCACGCCCTACTGCCGAGAACCCCTAGAAGCCTTCGGGGATGACAACATAAGGCGAATCGTTTTGGTTTGGGGGGCGCAGACCTCCAAGACAACCACGATCCTTGCGGGGCTTTCGTATCGTCTTGCAGAGCGTCCTTGCCCCGCTCTTTGGGTTATGCCAAGCGAAGCCCTAGCCCGATCCTTTAGCGAAACCCGCTGGCTCCCGATGATTGATGATTGCCCCGCCCTAGCCAAAGAGAAGCCAGAGAATACAGACAAAATCAAAATCCTAGAGCAACACTTTAAGAAAATGAGCCTTTGGTTTGTGGGGTCGAATAGCCCAGCCAACCTTTCGAGCCGATCCGTTGCGCTCCTTATGCTCGATGAGGTAGATAAATTTTCCGATGGCTCCTCATCGAAAGAAGCCGGAGCGTTGCAGTTAGCCGAGGCCAGAGTTGCGACCTATCCCCAGCACCTAGTCGTTGCAACCAGCACACCGACAACCGCAGACTCAATTATCTGGAACGAATGGCAAAAGGGGGATATGAGGTTTTATTTCGTTCCCTGCCCTTCTTGCGGCCATAAACAAAAGCTAATCTGGGGGCAAGTAAAGTGGGCGGAAGATGCCAAGGTTGAAGAAGGGGTTTATGATTTTGTTAAGGTTAGAAACTCCGCTTACTATGAATGCGAGAACTGCAAAGCCCAGATTCGGGACGGCCAGAAAACCAAGATGCTTCGGGAGGGGGAATGGATAGCGACCAACCCCAAGGGCGAGCCGGGGCGGCGATCCTATCACCTTAACGGCCTCTACGCCCCTTGGGTGACTTTCGGTTCCTTGGCGGTCAAGTTCCTCCAAGATAAATACAATGGGATTCTAGGCTTACAAGATTTTGTGAACCGGGTATTGGCCGAGCCTTGGATGGAACACGAAAAAGAGAACCTAGAAATTAAGGCTGGCGATTACCGAATGGGCGAAGTGAGGATGGGCGAGAAGCTAATCATGGCTTGCGATATCCAAGAAGCAGGGGGCTTCCATGCTTGGTCAATCGTGAGGGCTTGGGACAACGAGGGCAAATCTAGGCTCGTATGGGCGGGGAGGCTTGAGACTTGGGGGGACATACAGGCCAAGGCCGAGGAGTTTAAGGTAGAGGCGAAATGTGTTTTCTGCGACTCGGGCGATCAAACCCGAGATGTCTATTTGCATTGTTGCAAGAATGGCTGGATGGCCTTGGTTGGATCAGATAAAACCAGCTTCTCGGAAATTATCGGCCAACAAAAGATTCAACGCCCCTTCGCTAGAATTGCCAATGGCGATCCTTTTAGCGGTAAGGCCACAGGCTCAAGGGCTGGGTGGAAGTGGAAGCTCTGCCCCGTGTGGCGTTGGTCGAACCCAGCTTTTAAGGACATCCTTTCGAGCCTCTTAAAAACCGAGGGGTTCATTGCCCAAGACACTCCCTTGGTTTATCACGAACACATTTCAGCCGAAGCCAAGGTTAAGGTTAAGAACCCGATGACTGGTCGGGAGCGTTATGTATGGAAACAAGTGGGTAAAAACAACCACCTGCTCGATGCCGAGTGTATGGGGCTAGTTGGAGCCGCCCTTCACGGAAGGCTTAAAGTAACCCCAGCAGATTTGGCAGAAAACATTGAAGAATAGTCTTTGACACAAAAGGTGATTTTATGGCTAGGGGAGCTTTCGTTGGTTTGCCCGTAGCTACCCTAACGAGTCTCCGCACAAAGTATCTTGAGTGCTTGGAAGCGATTGCGGTAGCGGGGGCATCGTATTCCATCGCGGGAAGATCGTTTAGCCGTGCCAATTTGGGCGAGGTTCGGGATACGATTGAAGAATTGACTTACGCAATCAAACTGGCAGATGGCTCCAGAGTGCTTACCACCTACGCCAAGTTCGGCCCGTGAAGAAAGCCAAATTAAATCTAATTGATAAGGCAGTCGCCTTCATCAATCCGCAAGGCGCGGTTGATCGGCTGATTGCCCGTCAAAAGCTGACCAAGTTTGAATATGATGCGGTCAAATACACAAGGGAGCGCAAGGGGCCGAGCGCACTATCTGGGGCGGAAGATTATCGCTCAAACTATGATCGGGTAGAGCTAATGAAAAGGGCAAGGGACTTGGCCGACAATGTTGGCCTAGTTCGCTCGCTCCTCCTCAAGTTTGCTGGTCATGTAGCCGGGTCAATCAGCTACCAAGCCCGCACCCAGAATCCCCAAATCAATACCGATGTTGAAGCCTATTGGGCAGAATGGTGGGACAAGTGCGACATCTCCACAAGGCACACAGGCTCAACGCTCATGCAAGTGGCGGTTATGTCCATGTTGCGAGACGGGGATTTTCTTTTCGTCCTAGTTCGAGATGGCGATGGCAACCTAAAGATTCAAGGCATCGAGGCCGACAGACTAGGCGATCCTTTCAAAGTCTATACCAGCCTAGAGCTAATCGGCGGAATCCATATTGACCGCACAACTGGCGCACCCACGGCTTACGATATTTACAATCGGAGCATCGGGGATTTCTATACCTACCAACTAACGATTCCCTCAAGCCAAGCCTTCCATCTTTTTGATCCGCTTCGGATTGACCAGTATCGCGGTGTTTCCGCTTTCCATACTGCAATAAATGACGCAACCGACATTTACGACATCATCAACTACGAAAAGATGGCGGCGAAGGTCGCAAGCTCGCAATCTGGAATCGTTAAGCGAAACAACAACAACGCCGCCGACCTATCCACGCTTTCCAATGATGATGATTTAAGCGGGAACGCAATCAAACTAGAGACAATCGAATCGGGCAAGATTTCCTATTTGGAGCCGGGCGAGGACATTATTTTCCCCAACGGCCCAAGTCGACCCAGCGGAGCCTTTGCAGAGTTCCACAAGATTCTGCTTCGTAATATCTGCCTTGGCCTCGGCATCCCCTATTCCTTTGCGGTCGATCCTTCGCAGATGTCCGGCCCGACTGCTCGGCTTGAGATGCAACAGGCGGGGCGCACCTTCCGCCGCTACCAGAATCTTTTGAATGATAAGGTGCTTCGCCCTATTAAGAATATTGTTTTGGCCGATGCAGTTGCCCGTGGGCTTATCAGCGGAACAGAGGGAACAAGAACGACCAAGGGCATCTTTAATTTTGGGGCTAATGTCTCGATTGATTTAGGGCGGGAGAGCCAAGCCAATATAGCAGAGTTTCGAGCTGGCCTAATCACGGCTAGCGCAATTTATGCGGAGAAGGGACAGGATTTTGAAAGCTCAATGAGGCAGAGGGCAATCGAGGCCAAGCTGATTAAGGATTTGGCCGAGCAATACCAGATTGACCCGCAGACAATTTCCGATGTCGTTCCTCCAGCAAAACCCGAACCGCAGATGCCCTTGCCCCCGATTACGCCAGAGCCGCCAATTTCCCAAGAAC